AATTTCCGCGTGAGCGTGAGCGGGATCAACGTGACAAGCAACCGGGAGGCCGCGGATCAGGCAGGCGAAAAAGTCGCGAGCGCGATCTACCGCGCACTGGAGGCCGGAGCGTGATTGCAATAATCGTAAAAGAGCCGTATGCGTATTCGGGCGTTTGGGCTAGGCTCGATTTCTCGATTCTCGGCGCGCCCGAAATCGACCGTCAGAAGCGGATCGACGTCGTACAATTTCTCGACGGTACGAAGGAGATCTACAGGCGGAGCGGTGATAACCTGCCGGGCGAGCTCACAATCGGGTTTTCTGCGCCAATCCTCTCTCGGATCCCTCAGCGCGACCGCGACGGCGGCGGCGGCGATGTCAATCCGCTCTACGAATGGCATTTCGGCTCGCTTCTTCTCGATGCGTACCTGAACGGACGCACGACGGAATTCCTGTTCTACCAGAAAGGCAAAACCCGCGGCGTGGCTTTCGCAGGCCAGATTACGGGCCCCCCCGGAATCCTGACGATTGGGGATCACGCGAACAGCATCGATCACCGGGAACCCGGCGGTTCGATTGATTACGAGCAGGAACTTATCCTCGAACCCCAGGCCTACGGCGTATGCTCCAACATCACGAACGCCGCTCTCGCCGACTACATTTGGCTCGCAGGCGACGTGGGCATTTACAGTTAACCCCTGTGTGGTATAATGCGTCATGCCTAAGAGAACACCTCTTAAGCGTCCTCCTGACGAGCATGGATTCGATTGGAAGGAATTCCGCAAGCTGCCCCCCGATAAACAGGAAGAATTGAAGCGCGCGGTCGCAGAGGAATACCGCTCGGAAGAGAAGCATAAGAAACGCGCCCAGCGCTCGGCGGAGTGCGAACTCAACTCCTCACTCAGGGGATCGAAGACGCGCGTCGAACCCGTAAACCCAGGGCCGGATCGGTTTTGCGAGAAAATTCTCTTCGTCAAGCCGGAAGATGATTTTCGCACCGCGCTTGATCTCGATCTCTACGACGCGCTCGCAGCGAGGCTTCCACTCAGACTTCACCGGCTGGCTGCGGCGCGGACGCTCCTGCCGGAGCACACGATTGCCGATATCGCAACGATGCTGCATATCGACTACGAAGAGGCAAAAAAAGGCCTTATGGAAGTGAGGCGCATCTTGCGCGAGAAGGGTTCACGCGATTTGAAGCGCTCCCGTGTCGTGGAGCTTAACAGCGAAGGGAAAAGCATCCGTGAGATTGGCAGGCTCACCGACTTGCCGCCATCCACGGTACACAGGTGGATTTGCGGAAAAAACTAGGGGCGCGTCCCGAAATCGTCCCAAAGTGTCCCGCCGTGGGACACCTGCTTAAAACTCTCTCATAAAGTCAAGCGTGAGCTCGTAGAGCTGCGGCAGATGGAATAACCGTCTGAGGCGGCGCTGGGAATGGATTCTCTTATCGATCAGTGTGCCGTCGGGATAATCCTGCCACTTAAAGAGGCACTCGATCATCACCGGATAAAATTCTTCGAGATTCCCGCCTGTGATCTGCTCGGTGTAGCCGCCGAATAGTTGCTTGATCGGCACCGGGTGCTTGCCCCTGATATGGCGGAGTATTTCCGGTCGGTTTTCGGCGAGCCACGGCCCGTACCCAAGCCTCTGCCCCAGGACTGGCGAGAAGTACCTGTGCTGAACTGCGTGCGTAAATTCGTGTGCGAGCGCGGCTCGGATATCCCGCGGAATCTTACCCTCGGCATCGAGCGAAAGTTTAATGATGTTAAGCGAAACGGAATACTCGCTTGCCTGCTTCGCGGCGGCGAGTGGAACGAGCCTGATTTTGAGCGGATGATCCGCGAGCGCAGCACGCGCCAGATGTCGAGTCGGAAAAAGTCTGAGTGTATCTTTGAATTCCTCGGCGACCTTGCCGGGAACACTCCGGTGGAAGACGATTCTGTCGATCAGTTCCTCTCTAATTTCTTCGACCTCGATCAGCGAGAGGTCGTGTCGGTCGAGCATATGGACGAGATCTCGGCGCTGCTTGATAAGCCTTTTGCCTGGATCGAGGCCGGGCAGTAGTGGCGTGTCGATTTCATCCAGTTTACGCCTTATCTGATCGTATTTGTAAGTGCGCCGCCTTCCCTTCGAGAGCGGATCGCGCGGAATCTTCCGCGGCGTTACACGGGATAAGTCCGTGAGCATCCTGTTCGCATCGGTAATCTCGCGGATCTGTCGGTTCGTCTCCTTGATAAGGTTCTTGAGCCTGAATTGCTCTTCGCCTGCGGCACCGGCCAGGCTGTGCGAATACTCCTCGCGCTGCCACCTGAGTCGTGCGAGCTGCGTCATATTCTCGGCCTTCTGTCTGCCGATGAACGAGATCGAATCGACCGGCTCGATAGGGCGAGGTGCCATCACGCCACCGGGCGCGGCAACCGGCGGCTCCCACCTGCCGAACGGCTCCGGCCTTCCTTTTCCGGAGTAAGGCCCCTCGTAAACCATCGGCTCGACGTGGGGGGGCACTGATGAGCCGTCGGTAACGAGTTTGCTGTATTCGGGTCTCCGGTCACTCACCTCGTCAGCCATCACCGGGACGACGGTCGTGTCGCAGTTGAAGTGGAGCGGCGGCACGAACCTTCTCACGACCGGATCGTCGATAGCGAATATCCTTCCCCTCGCTCCGCCGCCGTTCGAAAGCCACTTGCAGGCCTCGAAAACGGGTTCGGGATTCAGGTACTCTACGAACGGGAAAACGTCCTTCAGAAGATAAGCTTCATCCATCACCGCGCGGTTCTGCACGGTCGCAAGATTTGTCTGGAAAATAGTTTTGACGTGCCAGCCGAACATCTCGGTTCCCGCGATGTCCGCGAAGGCCTGGCCGCCGGGATACGGCGGTGCGGGCCCCGGCGAATACCTTGCACCAAGCTCGTCCTTTACGCGGGAGTAGAAGCTCCTACCTCCATCGGCATCCCAGAACGGCTCGCCCGCCTTGTATGCTTCTTCGAGTTCCTTTGCGACGGCGTTCCTCGTCGACGCGTCCCAGACCGCCCACACCGTGAAGGCGCGCGTCCGCTCGAATCCCGACAGTTTGTAGTAATCGCTGTCAATCAGGTTGAGAGACAGCTTTTCGCCGAGGAGCTTGAGCGACGCGGCGAGCGGATCGCCGCCGACCGCGGAGCCTTCCGCCGCAAGATCGCGGAGAAGCTCGCCCGTGAATGCCAGATCGTCCGCGAGCGGCCCCGCCGACGTGAGGATCGTCCGTGCTAGTGCGCGCATTTCGAGCTTCCTGCTCGCGAGAACGAAGGCGAAATCAGTAACGAATTTCTCCTCGGTTTCGCTCAAGTTGAGCCGATCCAGAGCAAGTTTGTAATCCACGAACGACGCGTGCCTGTGATCTTCGATGTGTTCGAGGTACGCGCCCGCGAGCGGAGAGAAGATTCCGGCGTGTTCCTTCAATGCGAGAAGGATGGTTCGCCGCCTGGCCTGTGCTATCGCCGATGCGCGCAAAAAGACGCGTATGCGCCTGAGCCTTCTTTTTCGGCGTCGAGAGGCCATTTAGACCCCCTCAAGTGCTACCTGATCGAAGTCCGTGTCGATATCACTGTCAAGCGCCGCCCTTGCGATCTCTCGCCCGATTTCGCTCGCGAGATTCATCGGGGGCAATGCACCTTCCTCGGACGGCTCAAGCGTATCCTTTTCGTCGACCGGCTCCGGAACATCGCCCAGATAATCCCGCACCCATTGACGCGAAAGCGGGATGCGCACCTTGTTTCGGAGATTGGAAACGTACTCGCTCCGCTGGATCAGATCGACGCTTTCAGGGATTTCGATATCGAACTTGACCAGCCCGGGTTCATATCCGTTGAGTTCCAGGATGCGGTTCACGATCTGGCTTTGAACGACCTCGGTGAATATCTTCGCGTCCTGCTTGAGGATGTCGCTGCGTACCCGCTCGTGTACTTCGCCGAGTGACCTTGCTCCGCGCTCACCTTGATCGCTCGTGAGTGTCTGACCGAGTACCCGCTTCTGGATCGCCGTTTCCCAATGGCGCGCGAGATCGCGGAAAAGCCCCGCTGATGCGCCTCTCAAGTTCGCTTCGAGCAGTTCCACTTCGACGCCTCGCGGGAGTTTCGCGGTTGCATTCGCCCTGATTGCAGTGAGCACCTTCCAGACCTGATCTTCTTCGTTCTTCGTTGCAGAGAAATCGCCTGCGGCTGATTCCTTGCCAATCAAGGTCGGACTGCCGAATCGCTCCGTTGTCATCGACCAGAATCGCCCCACAAGAAAAAGTCCGCGCGCGGGAACGAACGCTTCTTCGAGGCAGCCCCAGCCTCGGAACTGCCTGCCGCCGAGCGTCAGGTATGCAATCTTGTAGGGATCGATGGGCAGGCCGCCTGCAACCACTTGCTCGGGATAGTCGCTCGGCCACTCGCGGAAGAAGATCGTGCCGTCCCTGTCGCGCCCGAGGTACCGGATGTCGATCTCGATCAGATCCGCTAGCCTCATTCCGGGACCGTCCGTCTCCCAGACGAGTTCGAGCGCCGAAAGGCCGTGCCCCACGCCCGCGAGAAGGAGCGCAAACTTGATCGGGAGTCGGTCGATGCCGAGGAACTGCTCCTTGACGAGCTCCGCCGCACGCTGAGAGCGTGAATTGTCTTCCGCGAGGAACGAAGGCTCGTTTCGGAGCACGCCTGCGAGCCGTTGGTTGAATGCGCTTCCGAGCTCGTGAACGTTGAGGGTTGCGCCAACGAGATCGCCTACCCTCCGGCGCTGCGTGTTCCATCCAAGCACGTTCGAACTGACGGGCGCGAAGTCCTGCCCCGCAGGTAATAAGCTGGTGATCTCTTTTCGTTTCGTGAAAGCCATCAATCGGCTGGGACACAAAACCCGGCGGATTGGGGGAACACCCACCGGGTTTCAGATCTTATCGGTTCGGCATCTCTAAGCGGCGTTGACGCCCTTGAGACGGTAGATGAAGTTGTTGCTCGGAACCGCGAGTCCCGCGACCCACTCCATCTCCTGCACGAAAACGCGTCCGCCGGGAAGGTGCTCGATCGGGCCGAGGAAAAGGCCGTGTGCCGCGCCGGGCTCGGCCTTGCCTTGAAGGCCGCGGACGAGTCCGTTGCCAAGCTTGAGGGCGTAGTAACTCGTGCAGTCCTCCGCCGTGCCCTGGATCTCGTCGTCGGGAATGACAGCCACACCGTTGTCATTCTCCCAGATCGGCAGGAATGGAACGCCGTCGAAAGTCATTACTCGCTCCGTGAGCCCCGGAAGGCTCGTCCACTCGAATCGAACCTTGTGGGTCTGCGCCTGCGCGAGCTTTTTCACGAACCCGTGCGCCCTGCGGTTGCAGAGGACGATGTTCGCGGCACCGGAAACGGACTGGATCAGATCGTCGAGTAGATCGACCGTGACGGCTCCGCCGTTCGCTCCGGCCGCGGTTTCACGGGTTCCGTCCACGCAACGCTTCTTTATGCCGTCAAAGGCCTTCGTGTCGACGGTTATATCGCCGTTGACGAACGTATCGATGAACTTGAGCCCCATCCGATAGGCGTAGGCGCGTGCGCGCTGGGCCGCTTTTTCGGCGAGTCCCTGTGCGCTCATCGCCTTGTCGATCTTCAGCGTCCGACCGAACATCCTGATGCGCTCCGCCACCGACCCGACCCCCTCGGCGCTGTCGGCGTAGGTCGCGTTGAAATCGCGGAACGCTATCCCCGATGCGCCGCTCATTGTCGGAATTGGGGGATCGAAACCTTCGGGAATGTTCTCGAACGGCAAAAGCTTCAGGAGTATGCCTGCATCCGTGAGAAGGTCGGTCAGAACGCCGATGTGCTCTGGAACGAGCTTTTTCATGTCAGTCAATGTCGTGCCGTAAGCCATTACGCCTCACCTCCGGCTTGAAATGCTTTATCGGCAAACTCCAGCTCAAAGGCCAGGAGCGGATCACCTGAAAAAGCTGAGTCCTTTCCGTCTGGAAGCGACTTTTCAAGATTCTTCCTTGATGGCACAACCTTCGCGGCATCTTCGGAAAGCTCCTTCGCAAGATCGAGCGCGCCTTCCGCGTCGCCCGCCTTTGCGAGCCTGCGGGCGCTCTTCTCGATGCGATCCCTCACGCCTTCGGGCGCTTTTGCGAGAACACCGGAAAGTGACAGATCAAAGGAACGCTTCCTCTCGTTGGCAAGCTTCTCTTCGAGGTCTTTTTCCTTTTTCTCGCGCAGTTCAAGGTCTGCCCGAAACTTGGAATTCTCAGCTTCCTTCGCTTCGAGCTCCTTGAGCCTCACATCAGATATTTCAGCCATACGAATTTCCTCCTGTCGATTTGCTGGGACATCGCCGCCCGCACCGGGCGTCCAGGGCGCGTATTCGCAGTCGCGGCAGCCGTCAATCGGGTTCGAGAGTGCAACGGGTACGCCATCGGTGGCGGGCAGCCGCTCTTCCACTTTCGTTGTCTGCTCGGGCGAAACGGGCGGCAGGTCGTCGACTCCAGGGTTCTTCGCGCCGAGAAACGCGAGATGCAGCATCTGTGCGCCCTTGCCGTAAGGATTGTCGTGCCATCGGATCGAGCGCGGCCCGCGTGTGCCGTTGGTGATCTGGTAACCGAGCCAGAAGCTCAATTCGAGCTCGTCGGCGAAAAGAACGAGATCGCCCTCGATTTCCTTCGCGGAGACCGACAGAATCCATCCGTCGGCGTCTCCGTTTTCGCTTGAGGGTTCATGCCCGCGCAAAACCGGCACCTGCAGGCTTTGAGGGTCGAAATTTTTCACAATCTGCAGGATGTGATCGCGCGTGGGAATGTTCTCGCCCTCACCGTCCCTGCGGCTTCGGGAGATCGCAAGGTTAACGATCCTGTACTTATCTTCAGCCATCAAACCGCTGGGACATATGTTTAGGCTGTTATCACGCCGATCTTTCGGTGGGACGCGTCCCACCGCGTCCCAGGCTTATGTGATTGATAGATCAGAAGCGAAGGAAAAGGTTATCGAGCTCGCCCGTGAGGGTCACTCGGTGCGCATCGTTGCAGCAAATGTCGGGATTTCCACGTCCACCGTCGGGCGGTGGATCAAGTCCGCGCGCGAAGCGGGAGTGCTTGAAACCGTGCCGAAAATGAGACGCGAAACGGAAAAAAAACGGGACGCGCGAAAAACGCGCGCGAAAGAAAACGCCGAACCCGCGTCCCAACTTTCGATTTTGGATCGGATCCGCGTTCTCTCGAACAAAATGCTCGACAAGCTTGAGGGCTCGATTGACGAGGGCGAAAAGCTGCCTTACCGTGTGAAGGAACTCCGCGACATCCTCAAGGTTGTCCAGGACTTGGCGGAGAACATCGAGGCCGTAAAGATCGAAGTAGAAATCGCAGTCTCAAACACGCTCGCGGCGCTCTTCGCGGAAATGCCGGATGAAACCCAGACTGAGCTGGCCGAGGTGATCCGTGGCCGCATCGGAAATTAAAGAGCTTCACGACAGGGTACTCGCAAGGCTCGCTCTCCACCTCGACCGAGTCCGGCTGCGCTCAATCACAGCGGAAATACTCGCGCGCACGCCGGGCATTTCGTACCTCACGAACCCGATCTCGCTTGACGAATGGCCGCACCTCGTCGAGCCGTACCGCGCGCCGATCGACGAGCCGCTAGTGATCGTTGCAGGCTCGCAGACGGGTAAAAGCCTGCTCGAAGTGTTTCGCATCTTCTCCCGCTTCGCCGCCCTCGGCCCGCTCATTCAAATGATGGTCTGGCCGACGGACGAGCTCGCAAGGGACTTCGCAATGAACCGCATCCCCGATGTTTTCACGGGGCTTCCGGACGACATTCAGGCAGTGCTCGAACCCGCGCGGTTCACGATCTCGGAATCGGGCTTCGGGAAGAACCTGCTCTACTACAAGGGGATGGCTATCGGGCATCAGCACTCGACGAAGCTCCAGAGCGTCCCCGCCAGTTTTGTCATTCTCGATGAAGTCCGCCAGATGCCCGTCAAAGAGATCAGGCTCGCGCGCGAGCGGATGAGCGGATCGAAATTCCAGGTGATGGATGCGATCAGCGCTGCGGGCATGCCCGGCGATATGCTCGATTCCTTCTGGCAGGAGACGGATCAGCGGATTTTCTATTCGAAGTGCGGCTGCAGGGGCGGATGCTCCATCGCACACGGCTGGCCCGACACCGTCCGGCGTGCTGGACGCGGCAGAGGAAAACGCGTCGAATTCTGCTGCCCGAAGTGCGGAAAAGCTATCAAGAATCCGCGCGAAGGACGCTGGGTGCGGACGGCGAAGCGAAACAAGCTTATCGGATTTCATTTGCCCCAGACGCTTTCGCCGACCCAGGACGCCGCGAAGCTCCTCACCGAGTGGGAAAGCTGCATCAAGAACCCGGGCGCGGGAGGCGGAATCTACTGGTTCAAAAGCGACAAGCTCGGCCTGATCGAATCAGATCCCGAAACCGCGCTCGTCGATATCGCAACGATCAAGCGCTGGCGCGCGGCGGAGCGTCCGTACCGCTGGGGGCCGCCGCCTGGCGAGTTCGGAATTCCGGAGGGACACGCATACCCCTGGCCGATCTCTCAGGGATGGGATTGTATGGGCGAGCTCGCATGGGGCATTACACTGACGGTCGATCTCGCCACGGGCGAATACTTGATCATCTGGATCGACCGCTATCGCGGCGAGCCTTGGGATTTCGTTCGCCGACGCATCCACCAGTACCGCCCTCACTGCGCGGTCGTGGACGCCGCGCCCGAACATTCGCAGTCCCGCAAGCTCTGCCGTGAGCGGCCGGGCCAGGTCTGGCGGGCAAATTACGGCCTTAGCATCCCGAAGCCCGTGCAGTTCGGGAAAATCGACCTGGAGAAAGAGGCTGGAGAGCCGCAGGGGGCGACCGGATTCGAAGTGAGGATCAACCGCGGCCTTGCGGCGAATAACTATATCCGCGAGCCTTCACGCTCCGCTCGGCTATGGCTGCCCGCGCCCCATCTCTACCCCGCAGTTCCCGCACCAAACGAAGAGCCTGCGGTCGAGGAATTTCTGATGCACCTGCAATCGGCGCAGGTGATGATCGAGCGCAATCCGAAAACGGGGCGCGAACGCTGGATTCTCAGCGAATCGCCGACAATCGACCCTCACGGCATCCACGCTCTCATTTACGCAATGGCGGCACTCGACCGGATCAAGGTGCTTGGAAGGCCGGATTCAGCACCCAGATTCGGAGATCCTCGGGAAACGGTTTGATGCAAATAAAAGCACTAATTCACGCCGTTTCTGCTCCACGGCAGCCGCCAGAGGTTGGCGGCGATGAGAATCCCCGCAACGATGGTCTGGAGGAAGATCGGGCTCTTGTATGGCGAGCCCATAAAGTGCGAAATCCACGTGACCGAAGCGTCGATCACTAGGATGACGAGTGCGATTATGATTGCCGCCCTATGAAGCCCCTTGCTCCGCAGGCGGTGTTCGCAGTTCTTGCATTCATTGAGCATAGCGAGTCAGTCCGTATGCCACGATGAGCACAACGGCGACGACCGTCTTTACAATTGCGTCGATGATCTCCATCACACTCTTGGGACTAGGCGAATTCCAGGAATATGCTCCCGAACTTGGGATCCGCGTTTCCGTCCCCGTCGATCCCGACTATGCACAGAAAAACATCGCCCTTCGCTCCGCTCGCCAGATCGACCCAGTCGCTCACCTTGAGGCCGGCCCCACTGATGTCCACGCTCGGCCCGCTCGAGCCGTCGAGGTAGTACCAGGTGTTTTGATCGGTCGAGTACTGAGCGCGGATCTTCGCGGGCGTGTTCGCTCCAGCGGCCGTAACGTTCACGATAAGGCGCACTTCGTTCGCAAAAGCAAGGTATTTTTTCGTCCGGTGCTGCGTCAGGCCGAGAAATTCCGTGAGATCTGCAAGCTGACGGAGCCAGGTCACGCTTGCACCGTCCGCGAGCATCGTCACGGTCTCGGTGACGGTCGCAAGTGTGCGAGTCTGAATCCCTTCGTAGTCGGTTGCTGTGCTGACAATGATGCTTCCGCGCGTCTGCCCATCGATTTTATCTTCGAGGTACTGGGCAGCAGTATCAAGTTCGGTGACCTTCACCATCTCATCGCTGTCGTCCGGTTCATCCGGCGTTCCGTGCGTATGATCCGCCCTTGAGTACTCTTCGCTGGCGCCCGCATCCGGACTCAACCCGAATACCGTTTCGCTTTCAACCGTGTCGGATGGATCGGGAATCGGCACCTGCTCCCACTCACCGTCGATCAGGAAGTAAATCTCCTCGATATTGTCGCTTTCGTCGACCTCTACCCAGATATCGCCGTCCTCGTAATCGCCGGGTGTGGGCTGGGTCTCAGAGATCACGGCGGTTATGCCTTCGGTCTCCGTCCATCCGCCGTCCGAACCTGTCGCATCGTTCGATCCGGCGGAAGCAGCCGGATTGCGAGCTCGTCCCGCTCTTTTGAGAAACAGATCGACCGATTTCCGTACCGCTTTAACGATATTCTTGTCCCTAATTCCCACGGTAATTCACCCCTTCGATTGAGATCGTCTTCTCGGTCTGTGTGATCCGCTCCACAAGGATCGGAATCCCCCCCGCGTTGTGATCCGTGTCGCTGATCTTCACGGTTTCGAATGGATCGAAGTATTCATCGGGAGCGAACTCCGCAGAAACGCCCTGGTAGAACCTGCTCTTTTCGTCGAGTACTTCGTATGCTCGAAGGTGCGCTCCAGCGGGCGATTCCTCAATTCCGTCGTCGTCGATGAATACCATCGGGCCGAGCGAGGCGAGCGCGGCGAGAAGCGTCGGTTTGTAGGTGTTCAAGAACGGCTTCTTCGAAATCGCACCGACTCCCGCTTCAGCGGCGGGGCACCTCGCAGCGATCTTAAGCTGCGTTTCCGAAACGACGTCGATCACTCGCAGCCACTTATCCTTTGCATCGAGCTTGACGGCGATCCCGTCGTCGATCTCACGATCCGCGATCTCGGTCGTGAGCGATCCGCCCGACACGTTCACCGTGTCCGATCCGTCCGTGAAAGTAGCGGTTCCGGTCAGGCTCGTCTCGTAACTTACCGCCTGGCCGCCCCAGACATCGGTGTTCTGGAGCAGCGCCTGGAACTCTTTCACGCGCCGCCCGAATACCTGAATCTCGATTGCCCCCGCCGTTCCTTCAAGGCTGCTTCTTCCCCACTTGTACGTTTTGCATTCGACGAGGATGTGGCGGTACGCCCGCGGATCCTCGACGCTCACGTCCACGGTCGAGCCGGGCTGAATTATCCCGCCGCCGAGCTGCGCGGTCTTCACCGCCACCTGGTAGCAGCCGGGGATGATCTCCCAACCCGCAGCGCCGGGAATTGGGAGTGTAACGTCGTTACTGCCGTAGATCGTGTAGGCCGTGGAGCGCTGAACTTTGGCCTGTCCCGCGGTGATGAGCACACGCCCGATTAGCGTGGACGCGCTTAAGCTCAGCGAAACGAACGGAACGAAGTCCCCCTGCTCGGTCTCCTTGTATCTGGCGAACTGCTGCGCCGTCGACCCGTCGATGAGGACGCCTGGAACGCCGGACAGAGGATAGACGTTCGCCCAGCCGCTTCCGCTCGTCAGATGATTCGTGATCGTCGCGTCCGTCGCGAGATTTCCGGGCTCAAGGAGCGTCACGGTCGAGACGACGCGCTTTGCGATCTCCTCGACGCTCGTGGGCTGATCGAGTTTCACGGTACCGCTCACGGTTCGAGGCGGGGGCACGTCCTGATAGACGTTGCGACCGAGCACCTTGACCGGATCGCCGAGTGAAACACCTGTGTAGTCGTACTGCGCGAACAGCCTGTAACCGGCCGCGTACCTCGGCCCCGTGAGATCGGCGATAAGATCGGAGATGTACCCGCTGCTCGGCAGCTGCACGAGAGTCGAGATCGTCACGTCCGTTTCTTCGAGATCGAGATTACCCGCCGAAAATCCCGCTCCGCCCGACGATTCGGCATAGGTGAGCGCGGTTTCGATGTTGTCCTCAACCTCGTTCGTTCCTTCCTGATAAACCGACACGCTTTTCAGGCGGTACTGCGCGCCGCCCTGGAAAGCCACGCCGACGCTCAGAAGCCCGAGCCGGGGCGTGACCTGGAACGTGTTGGCGGGAATCTCCTTCCAGCTTCCGGAGTAGTTGCTTTCGAGAACGAACGCTCCCGATTTCCACGCGCGCCTTCCGCGTGTTCCGTATGCCCCCGATTGCGGCGGGCTTCCGAGAGTCGGTGAAAGTTCAAGCGTACCGTCCGGAAGATCCGCGGCCTGAGACAAATACCCCGGCGTGTACGTCGCCGCGACTGTGGCCTCGCTCGAAAACTCGGCTATCGCCTTGTTCAGTCGCCAGAGATCGTTGTGCGCGGTGAATTTGAGCTTCCATCCGTCGCGCTCGGGTGCCGCGGTCACCACGCCCTTGAAAAGCCTGCGCGAGCTTCCGCCGGTTTCGGCCCAAAGCTCCACGCGCGCGCCGTCGTCGAACCGCGTGTCGCCGGGAATCCTGCCTGCCGTGGCTGCAGGTGCGCTCGAATCATCGAAATCGATCCTGCAGGCGAAATCGAGGCGATCCGCGAGCTGAGAGGTCGGATCGACCGTCAAGGAAAAATTCGCGAGCGGTATCAGCACGAACGTCCCGCCGGACGGCGGCGCAAGGTACAGCTTGTGATCGAGCGTCGGCATCAATCACCTGGGACGGCAATTCCAGGCGAGAGCCACAGGCATTCGGTTCTCCTCGTCATTTCAGGTTTTCCCGCGTAGAGCCGTGCATTCATACAGCTCGCGGCAGCCCTGAATTCAAGGCGTTTCCATCCCGCGTCTTCAAGCGGTTTGTAAAGCTCATTTGCGTATCCGGAGAGGATCGCCTTTCCTTTGAGGTTGAGGAGTAATTCCACAAGCTCCCTGTGATCCGCATCGCTCATTTCGAATTCGTACACCCCACTCTTGCGCGTGGAATGAACGTAAGGCGGATCGCAGTAGAAGAACGCATCCTCGTAATCGTACTTGGGAATGAGCTTCCGAAAATCCAGGCACTCGATCTGCACGTGAAGCAGCCGCTCGTGGATCCCCGGCAGCCTCAGAACCGATGAGCGGTATTTCGCCGTCTGACGCCCGGTACCGCCCCTGCCGTTCGGCTTGATCGCATACCCCCATCCGCTTCCCATCCTGCCACCGAATCCCTGTCGGAGCGTAACAAAGACGCGCCGGGCTTTCTCGACCGGATCGGTACAGAGCCGCCACGTCTTTCTGCATTTCAGGTACTCGCTCCGGCTGTACGGCGTGAGCTCCGCGAGTCGCAAGAACTTGTGGAACTGATACGGGCTGCGGATAACCCGGTAGAGAGTGACGATCCCGTCGTGGAGATCGTTAAATACTTCGACGGGCGAAGGCTCCTTACGGAAGAGCACGGCACCGCTTCCGCCGAATACCTCAACATACGTTTTGTGCTCCGGTATGAGGTTCACGATCCGGCCCGCGAGCCTTACTTTGCCGCCCTGGTACGAAAATGGTGGTGTGAGTACGCGCATCCCAACGTTCCTGCCTTCCGGAGTGTAAAATCGTACTCAGGCGATGGGCTTGCGCTTTAAGCCTGTCGCTTAGGATCGACGGTTCGTTAGCCCCGTTCCGTCGATCCGCTGCCGAGCACTCAGTGCTCGGATTCCTGGGACAATTGCCCGGCCACTATTTTCAGGAATCCGCTCCAATCGCCGCAGATCGAATCCATCGCGGCCCGCGTTTTCGGCCCGAAACGACCGTCCACCTTGAGATTGCCGTCCCAGAACTCCCGTATCGCCCTCTGGATGAAAAGTGTTTGCGAACGGGAGCGCTCGCTGAACTCAACCGACCTCGAAAGATCGCAGTGCCAGTGATCGTTGTGCAAGCGATTGTAGTCGCGGTTCAATACGACGCCGAACCGCATTCGGAGCGTCGCCTCGATAGCCAGGTACGTCGGCCAATCCTTCTCGGCGTCGGTGGTCATAAACTTCCGTTCGTCCTCGAAGATAACGCCGTCGACGTCGATAGCGATCCCGAGCGCGTGCTTCGAAAGCCGGTTCGATCCCCGCTGATTGCGCTTGACGTACAGCCCGCCCGTGAGGATGTACTTGACCGGTATATCGTATTGCTGCAGCGTCAATCCCCACGTATCGAGAATGCCCTTGAGCTTCGGTGTACCTTTGAGGACGACGTTCGGGGCGATCTCGCCGTATTTTTTGAGCCTGTCGTAGTAAATTCGGATGCCGTTCGCAAATCGGATCGTTTCAAGTTCCGGTTTCATTTTGTATTCCCCTCGATGAAAAAGTTCAGCAAAATATCCTGCCAGCGCTTGATGAATCGTTCGGGAGGCTGGCCGAGAAACGTTCGCTTCCTGGGTTGCACCTCGACCAGGCGCTTCTCCCCGCAAGGATCGTCCGGCTCCGTCAAGCGCTCGCCACCGCCGGGCTGCTCCCGAAGATAGATCGTGATCGTCCTCGGACGATCCGCTCCGACGTTGTGGACGTGCGCATACTTGAGATTCGTTCCGTAGGCGAATCCCCTGCCGTCTGCGGAGCTTTGGATCGAGCGCATCAAATGTCCGGTGTGGAAAAGCGGTTTTCCTTTCCCTATCTGGCCTTGCCATTCAGCCCACTTTCTCGATTTGTCGGGCCAGTTAAGCCCGTCCATCCTTCTCAGCCGCGGATCGACGAAGTATTTCTTCGTTCGCGATGCAGCCCAGAGAGCGCAGGCGTTGAACGCCCGGCGGGGATTCTTGATCCGGTTCGCTGTTTTGCGGATGAAATCGCGGAGTTCCCTCGCCCCTTTGATGCTCGACCGGATTATTATCTGCTCCGCCATCAGTAAAGCTCTCCCGCCCTGTAACGCGTCGTGACACCGAAAATATCCTCGGTCTCGTAATCGAGTCCCTGGGCGTCACATCGCGCTTTTTCGAACTGCGTGAGCTCCGCGAGAGAGATCGCTCCTTTCTTGAGATCGGCAAGGATTTCGCGCACCCTTGCAAGCTCGTCTATCCATCGCAAACCGCCCTGGAACGCCGGACTGCGGCTGTAAAGGCTCTCAAGCACAAGGTAGTGCGAGATGAACGCGATCGTGCGCTGGACTTCGCCCCGCGTGGACGCTCCGGAGTAATCGGCGCTCCGCCAGGGATTTTCAAGCGTGAGGCTCGTCGCGTCCTTAATCGCCACGACTTGAGCCCAGTTGCCGGAATCGTCCGATATGCCGTCTCCTACTGCGAGCTCGGTATCGAACGCCGTGTCCGTACCAGTAACCTCATCGCTCCACTGAGTGAATGCCAGCGTGCCCGTCAGCTCGTTTCGCGTGACGAACGGAGCCGGAACCGTCGTAAAACGATGAGCGAGCGCGGCGTCGATCTCGGCTGCCGCGTGCTCCGCCTGGGCGCGGATCAGCGCCTTGACATCGTCGTCGGTGAGGTCGGTCGCATCGGGCTTCTCGCAGAGATCAAGGATCGTTTCGAGCGTCCCCACCTTGAGAAGATCGTCCGGTTGTGTATAAATTGCCATCATTCACCTGGGACGCTCAGTCCCGCACCATGCAGGGAGCTTTTGGTACAGTAAAAAAGGACTTCTCTCTTCAACTTCCCGACGGCTTTGCGAAAGGATGTACTGTGCACGCGTATATTCAGCTTGGGGCACCAGGCGTAATATTTTCCGGGGCCGTCCGAACCCACGAAAAAAAACAGTGGATACTTGAGTCGTTTCCCTTCCCCCAGGTCGTGCACCGCAATAAAGGTTATATTCATTCCCGCGCTCCCATCAGTTATCCCCAGTAAATACTGCACGGATTTGTGACATCCGTTGGATCGACAGTTTCGGTGAAGTCTCTGCTACATTCTCCTCGAACTCGATTTCGCCCTGCGCGAACCGGACTTCCTCGTCCCTGATCCGCCGCCTTGCGATCCCGATGTAGTTGCATCCGAGCTTCAGCGCCGCAACACCGGTCGT